ATATTCATTCCCTTTCACTGAAACAAAATCTGATCTGTCAAGGATACATATCCGATACTGCTTGCTTATTGCTGTACCTAAAACCTGTATCATATAGATTAGCTGCTCCAGCTCCAGCACCGTACACACAAGTGTATGATTGATATTTCATCGACTCTGCTGACATTAAAGAATCAGGTCGCGGATCAGAGTTAGGAAGAATTAAATTATTAAGAGTTACCTCTTGCATATAGTTACTTCGCTCATATGCCATCTGTATCCATGGATCAAAATTACTCCAATCAATATGACCTGTCGGCTTAAGAACACCGTATTGTTCAACCACTTGTCGGACAGACATAACGAAATCTCTAGAAAATTGGTTGACCACTCCTTCAGAATCAGTACCAATAGAGTATGTTCCCACCGCAAAAGGCATGAAGTAGAATCCATATCTATCATGAGGGAGCATAGCAAAGGCTGAATTAGAAAAAATTCCAATATCCTTATAGGACATAGGAAGGATTCTATAGAAGTTTGATATCTGTAAATGTTGATTTAATATTCTAACACACTGAGCTAAATACCGGTCTGAAGTGGAAGTCTTTTTAGATTCATCTACTAAAACTAAATCATACCAAGGACGCGCTCTAGATGTAGCACCATTCATCATTCCTGATACGAAAGTTCTTAAAGCTCTACCTGCTGTGTTGCGAAGGATATCTCTAGTCTTTTGTTGCCCGCGATTTCTTTGAGTGGGATTAACATCTATAAAACGCTCAGGAGACATAAATTTTGCTTGAGTTCTCCACGATGGGACAAAGGGGTCCCGACTATTATTCATTAGCGTTCGTAGTGTGTGCACTTCACCAAAACTTAATTGAGGCATATTTTATAATCCTGTAGTGACTTTTCTTACTATTCTTTCTGGTGTTCTCTTATAATTTCCTGGTGCCATATAATCAGGGTTAGTTCTGTTAGCATAATCTTCTTCAAATTTTTTCTTATCTTCTGGGGACATAGCATTATATGCTTCTTCTTCAGCTGCATTTTTAAACTTTATAGTTGACGCTGCTAAAGATTTTCTTTCAGGCAATGAGGCGTTAGCTGCATCTGCTGCTGCATTTCCTCCGGCCTGTGCATCCATTGCTGGCTGATCAGGTGTTGTCATGAAATCCTGATTAACTGCATCTTGGGCTTTTTGAAATGATGTCATCTTTACTTTCTTTTTAATCGCCATATATTCCTCTTCTAAAATGTTCCTGCTGATCCAGCAGATGTATTATTTCTATTTGCTGCTTGAGTAAGTGCTGTATTGGTTCTCTGATTAGCTCTATTCACTTCATTTCCTGCAAAGGCTGCTTGAGCATTCTGCTGTTGTTTATTTACATCTTCCTGCGCGTAGGCCGCTGCATTCATTCCTGCTACATCTCCACCCTGCTCTCCACCCCATTGTAGCACTGCTGGAGCTTTCTTTGCTGTGTCTGCGATTCCTCGGCTGAAATCTCCTAAGAATCCAAAGGTGGCCGTATTAGCTACATCATATATTCCTGTAGCAAGTCCTACAGTTCCATCCACTGCTTTACTTCCTACATCACCCAATAATTCTCCAAACCATCCCATTAGAAATTCCCTGAAGTATTTGAAGTGTTATTATTTGGCGTAGGACTCATACTGTTTCCTGCCTGGGATACTCCCCCAAGCACTGACTGACTAACTGCATATTGTGGAGTGGTGGCACTAGTCTTTCTAGAGGCCGCACCCGCCAATGCTGTATTAGATCTTTGAGCAGCTACGCCCATTTCTTTTTTAACTTGCTCAACACGCGCAGCTTCTTGATCCTGCTGCTGCTGATATATTGCTCCCGCTTGTTGTTTCTGCACTTGAACACCCATATACATTTGTGCTCCAGACATAACGACACCAAGAATTAATGCTGCTGTAAAAGGATCCATAGTTTACTTACCTCGTTCTATAATGGTATCAGCTATTTGCTTTCCGTCAACACCGATAATTAGGACTGCTATTAAACTCTTCATCTACCTGACTCTCATCAGATAGAAACATCGCTTTAGTTCTAGGTCTATTTCCATGCTCATCTTGAGATCCATATTCTGCATAGAAAGAGGGTTGCTCAACATCAGCGAATGTCTGGGCCAGAGCATCTGCCTTATCCGGAGATCTTCCTAGTCTACCCTTAATCTGTTCTTTCTCTTCCAGACGAAATACTCCATTCACAAAGAAAACTTTTGGCATTAATAATTCTTCTGCCAATGCTGGATCATTAGGCAAAGCCCCACCCTTTTTAATCCAATCTCTCATTCGTACCCACATTTCTGTGCGTTTATTATAGTAGCGTTTATCTTGAGCTTTAGAGTTATAGACTACGGGTGTAACTTCCATATGGGGAAATTGTCCCAGACAGTCAATAACAGAAGAACCATAACCACCAAGTGTTGTCCACAAAAATTCTTTCGATTCTTTTTTCCTGTTGCATGAAAGCTATCTTACTGGCCATCTCAGGCCCTCCAATATTTGATGAACTAGATTCTAAGGGATAAGCTTTCAATCCTCTCCTTAGAGCATAGGCAGTGCTGTCAATACCACCTCTAGCTACATCCACCCCAAGTCTTAGTTGAGAGTTATGCACTTCAAGATCTTTAATATTTAATTTCATCGATTCGTGAATTTCTTCTTCTGTGATAAGCATGGTGTTTGAAACCACTGGATACTGGCCTAGCACGTTGACTTGAACAAATGGATCTCCTCTGCCATACGTTTTTATCTGTTCCCTGGCCCAATCAATATTTACCCTGGTGGCACGTTTAGGATTATCTGGATCTCCATTAACTGTATATATTGCCCACTTCTGATGAGTCCTACCCATATGTGCTCGGTAGAGCATACCTTTAGGCTCCTCAGGGTTTGCTGTGACCAGCAGCCTAGCTTTCTTAGTGTTAGATTCTCCACCCGCTAGAGCAGCGTCTGCGGTCGCCAGAACCGCATCTGGAATAGTTCCTGCTTCATCAATTAGAAAACCTACGTTATCGGCGTGAAGCCCCGCTAAAGCCGACGACATTTGGCTTTCATCTGCCTGTTTAGGATATGATCGTGCTGCTATAAAAGAATAACCTTCGTGCCCTACAAGCCCTATCTTTTCCTGCCCGTCTGTAGAAGACATTTTTAATAGAGGGGACTGACTTCGCCATTTAAGTAATTCGGCCCACAAGTTTGACATCAAGTGATCTTTAGAAATGGAGAGTGCTGCGATCTTTGGTTGATGAGAGGTCATAAAGAAATGCCAGCCTAATAACGCCAAACATGTCGTCTTTCCTGGACCCTTACTTGCAATCATTCCAATGCGTTGATTAGTTAAGTAGAGTTCACAGACTTCTTCTTGCCACAGATCGAGACTAACATCCATCACATCACGGAAGAATATCTTTGGTTTTGCTTGCCATAGTCGGAGGACCTGAGCTGATTGCAGCCCTATAGGTTTTGATAATAATAGTCCTGATGCTGATTCACTCATTTAGTTTTTATCTTCTGAATTTTAGTTATAGTACTTTTTATTATTTGCATAATGTTTGTAACTTTTGAATCTTCAAGAGCTATATTTTGCGCTAGAAATATGGATGTTTTTGTCTCATTAACCACATATCCAATAGACTCACATTTGTAGTCTTCTACATTCATTTTTGCTGGATCTGTCCAGGAGTAGTAGCATGTACAATGGTCAAGCCACTCAATTATGTAGATGTCACCTTTCCTCATTTTCTTTTTCACTTAAATTATATCCTTCTATTATTTGCTGCTTATAAAATTCTTGTCCCTCAGATGAAAGTCGCCAAGTCGGGCACAGATATATCATCTCGTAATAGCTCATTAGATATATCCTCGATAGCCACCACTTCCGCTTCGATGGTGTCTTGTTTTGGAGAGTGATTAAGCTTCCTTGCTCTTTCTCGTTCATACTGTTCCTCTATAGCATCAAGGTCATTGACATCTATAGTATATGCTTCCTTTATTACATCTGATATAGAAATCGTTTGACGTATGTCTAAACGCTCTATGAAATCTGTCTCTGATTTACCTAATAGCTCAGACGCTTTTAATCTCATGGGGAGTGGAAGATTCTCGGGAGTCTTAGTCACACCCTTCTCATTCACTTCAGGTTTTGCATGGGGATCATCATTGCGCATAATAGATGTCCACAGGGCTTGACGTTCCTCTCTAGTGGCAATGGTTTTTACTAATGAGTTTGTATAGAGAGATCGCTGTCTAATGGCATCGACTATATGAGGTTTACTAAGTAGGATATTTCCTTCCTGCTCTAAGTAGTTATCTGCTCCTTGGAATCCAGCGATCCTCATTGCTTCTGCTGCATTGCCTGTATACGCTTCTATGAATATGCGGTGCTTATCTGATATTTTCATATCTATTATTCTAATTGTGATGGGGGTGGGTATGTCAATATCTTTTTAGTCGGAGGCCTTAAGATACTGTAATTATTATAC